CATCAAAACCAAGAGATAAAGGATCAGTTTCTGGAGAAGGTATTCAATTTGATACTGGACCTAAGTTTACCGTAGCCAATGTTTATGGTCAACCATCAGTTGGTATTGGAACTACTGCATATTTAAGTCTTAGAAGTGATAGAATTGATAGTTTAAACAGACTTTCTCCATCTGGGTCTGAAATTGGTGTTGCAAGAGCATATGATTTTAGTTTAGATAGCACAGATTATTTGGGAATAACAACAACATATTCTCTAAGAGTTTTTGATATTCTAACATTCACTCAAATTGGATTGAGCACAAATATATCACTCACAAAACCCATATTAATTCAAGGAAACACTAGTGGTGCAAGAGGATATTTGAGATCTTCAGTATCCAATTCTAATACCTTAACTTTGTATAGTGTAGAAGGAGAGTTTGTAAAAGATGAAGGAATTAATATTAGTGGAATTACGACATATGGGCATACAATAAGAAATATTAGAGATTACAAACTATCTGATGTTAATTCGATTTATAGCTATAGAAGTTCTGCATCAAATACATGCGGTTTTAATGCAGATTTGGTATTGGATAAAGCAACTGTGCCTCCAGTAACAATTCAAAATAGTGCTACATCGTCTCCAACATTTCCATCATTTATAATTACTCCAGATTCCGTTGGAGTTAGTACAGTAACTTCTACCACATGCAATTTTATTGGTGTTGCAACAGTTGGAAATATTGTAAGTTATCCAAGAGTAGGATTTAATACGATTACCTATAATAAAATTTCCAATATATCAAATGATGGTAAGCAATTAACTCTGGTAAGTATTAGTACAGTTCCCGGAATTTGTGATGGTAGCATTATTCAAGGAATTGGCACTGTAACTACATCAGAATTTGCTATTCGATCAGCATCTATTAAAAATATTTCAGATCCATCATATACTGCAATATTAACAAAATCAAATATATCAGAAATAGACGTTGAAAATACTGATATTATTTTAAAAACACAATATTTAATTTCAAGTTTTAATGCAAATGCAATCGTTGCAACTACATTAACATCTGGATACACATATCAACCATATACAAATGATAGATACGCTCTTGCATATAGTGATGGCACAGTAGAGCCATTATCTAGTGATAAGTTTATATTTTCTAATGGATTTAAAGATTTATCAATTAAAAATTTGACTGTTGCAAGTGGCACAAATGCAACATTAATTGTAACTGTTAAAAAAACAAAACCAAAATCAAAAACAAAAAATATTTTAAAGGCAAATACTTTAGTTATTGATAAATCTACAAATTCGGCATCTGGTGTTGGAAATACTAGTCTTAATGATGGATTAACTTATAGCGCACTTTATGGCACAAGAGTTCAAGATAAAGAAATTTCATTAAATGTACCAGATGTAAGAAGATTATTGGCAATTTACGAATCTTCAAATAATACAGATCCAGCATTACCAACGATTACATTTGTATCTGGATCACTAAATGGTCCAAATCAAGATGCAACTGATTCTATTATTGGTGAAAAAATAATTGGAGAAACTAGTGGTTCTGTTGCAATTATAATTGAAAAAACAGCAAATACAATTGGATTTGTATATCAAAATGGAAATTTCTTTACCGTTGGTGAGAATATCTTATTTCAAGATTCCGGAATTTCTGGAGTGTGCAACTCTAAAACCAATGGAGATAGAAATGTTGGTGAAAAATATGGATTAGATTTTGGGCAAAGATTAAACTTCTATGATTATTCTAGAATTATAAAAGTTGATAACAATTTCACTCCAACTAGAAAATTAAAAATAGTATTTCAAAATTATGTAATAAGTGCAAGTGATACTGGAGATATTGTTACAGTAAATAGCTATCCAACAGAAGAATATTCAACTTCTCAAATTTTCAACAATATATCCACTTCTGATATTATTGATATTCGCCCAAGAGTATCAACTTATAGTGCAACTTCAGCAACTTCTTCACCATTTGAATTTGATTCAAGAAACTTTACTGCGGCAGGACAATCTTCAAACTACTATATTGCACCAAATGAAACTATAACAGTAAGTTTTAGTTATTATCTTCCAAGAATTGATAGATTATTCTTAACTAAAGAAGGAACATTCCAACTTCAAAAGGGAGTCTCTTCAGATAATCCATTACCACCAGGAACTGTTGATGGTGCGTTGGAAATTGCAACTTTCTACTTACCAGCATATCTTTATAAAACTTCTGACGTAAGATTAAATTATGCAACTCATAAAAGATATAGAATGCAAGATATTTCAAGATTGGAAACTCGAATTGCCAATCTCGAATACTATACAAATTTATCTCTTCTTGAAACTTCCACAGATTCACTATCAATTAAAACAAATGGTGTAGATAGATTTAAATGTGGATTTTTTGTAGATAACTTCAAATCTCACGCAGCACATGCACTTTCTGATATAGATTTTCGTGCATCTACTGATAAGCTATCAGGAACTCTAAGACCTTCAAATTTTACAACAAGTGTTGATCTGGTTATTGGATCAGAATCTTTAATTGGAATTGCCGCAACTCCAAATCCTGCTGTAGATTTGGCATTTGTGCAAGATTTACAAAATGCAAATGTTAAGAAAACTGGAAGTTTAATAACATTAAATTACACTTCAACACCACTTATTAAAAATGAATTTGCAACAAGAATTGAAAATGTAACTCCATTTCTTGTAGTTTTTTATAGTGGTATTATTGAATTAAATCCATCATCAGACACTTGGATTGATACCAGAACTGTATCTGCAAATAGAGTTAATATTGAGGGTGACTACAAATCCACAATTCAACAACTTGGTGTTGATGAAAGAACTGGAATGAGTGAAACTGATTGGGGTGCATGGCAAACTGATTGGGTTGGTACTGTTGTGCAGGACAACCTAAAGCAAACTATGACTAAGGTTAGCGATACTTTTTCAGATACATTTAATCGTACTGGACAATCTGGATGGGTAACAGATTCTGTTGCTGCAAGGGGTGGACCACCACCAGCAGATGTAAGTCCGGAGCAAGCAAGAAGGGGATTTTGGGATCTTACTGTGCAACAAAGCGGAACAGTAAGTGCAGATCGTTTAACCATATCAAATGAAAGAACCACTACTACTCAAGCAAAACAATCTAGAACAGGTGTTGCTTGGAATGTGTCTGAAAGAATTGACACTACTAATCTTGGAGAGAGAGTAGTAAGTAATGAAGTAATTCGTTATATGAGATCTAGAAATATTGAATTTATTGCTAGAAAATTAAAACCAAGAACAAGAATGTATTCATTCTTTGATAAAATAAATGTAACAAGTTTCAGTTTTCCAAAACTTGTTGAAATTCGTATGACTAGTGGCACTTTCCAAGTTGGCGAAACTGTCAAAGGTAGTATCTCCCCCCCAGGTGGCATAAGAATTGGAGTAACTCCAGAAATATCATTTAGAGTTGCTTCAGCAAATCATAAGTATGGTCCATATAATTCTGCATCTGATGTTTACACAACTAATCCATACAATGATAAACAGATTCTTCCTGCAACATATTCATCATCTTCTAGTGTATTAAATATTGATACATTTAGTTTACAGAATATAGTTACTGGAGGATTTTATGGAAGAATTGTATCTGGAATGACTTTGAGTGGACAAACCAGTGGTGCTCAAGCAACTGTAACTGATGTAAGACTTATTTCAGATGATGTTGGCACTTTAATTGGATCATTCTTTGTTCCAGATGGAACTGTAAATCCAAATCCAAAATTTGAAACTGGAAATAAAAGTTTTAGACTAACAACTAGTGATATTGATTCGCAAGTTGGAAATATCATAACAACTAGTGCTCAAGAAAGTTTCTTTGCATCAGGAGTTCTTGAAACAAAACAAGATACTGTTCTTGGTATTAGAAATGCAAATGTAAGAAAGGATCCAAAAACTGATACACCAAGAACAATTGAGAGCACAAATACTGGAAGTGGCGCACAAAATCTAGTTTTGGATGTTAACCAAAGAATTGATATAACAGGAGAGCAAATAACTTCATCTGTTTATAGAGATCCTTTAGCACAATCTTTTGTTGTAAGTCAGACAAATGGAGTATATGCATCCAAATTAGATTTATATTTCCAATCGAAAGATGATAAATTGCCAGTTATTGTGCAATTGAGATCTATTGAAAGTGGGTTACCTTCCACAAATGTATTACCATTCTCAGAAGTTGAAGTTTTTCCAGCACAAATTGCAATATCAACAGATGCTCAAGTTAGCACTGCAGTAACTTTTAAGGCTCCAGTTTATCTCGAAAATAAAAAAGAATATGCTGTTGTATTACTTTCAGATTCAACAAATTATTCTGTTTGGATCTCCAGAATGGGAGAAGAAGATATCACTACAGTAAATCTTCCAGAATCTGCTAAGAAAATTGTTTCTAATCAACCATATCTTGGATCACTCTTTAAATCGCAAAATGGAAGCACATTGGAGCCAAGTGGGTATGAAGATCTTAAATTTACACTTTATAAGGCACAATTCACTACAGATCCTGGCACTGCAACCTTCTACAATCCCTCAGAAGGCATTTTAAATGGCACTCTGTGCAATTTACCTAAAGATTCATTACAGTCATATTCCAAGCGAATTTCGATAGGTGTATGCACAAATATTAGCAATTATGCAGGAATTGTTCCTGGCGTAAGTATTGGAATTACCAATATGAGTGTAAGTGGAAAATTAATTGGAGTTGGTGGATCAGTATCACAATCCGTAGGATATGCACTTTCAACTGTAAATCCTGGTATTGGATATACAACTTATGGATTTACGGGCGTTTATCTTGACACAATTACTGGTGAAGGATCTGGATTAAAGGCAGATGTATACTTTACAGGTAATTCATTAAACACAACAAATACTGGAATTATTACAGTTACTGATGGTGGATTTGGATATAGAGTTGGTGATATAGTTGGTATACCAACTTCAATTTCATTTGGAAGTGGTGCCACCTTAAGAGTGCAAACTTTGGGATCAGTGAATACATTATTCTTAGATCAAATTCAAGGTAATTTTGATTCTGCCACAGCAATCGGAAAAAATCTAACATATCAAGCAACTGCAATTTCTGGAGTTTCCAGTTATGTTGGATTAGCAACAGTATCGACAATTATAGAAAATACCACATATGATGGACTTCATCTCAAGGTTAGACATAGAAGCCATGGAATGCATCAAACAAATAATTTGATAAAAATTACTAATGTTTTAAGTGATGTTTTACCATCCACTTTATCTGCAGATTATTTAAATACATCAACAAATTCAATTTCTATCGTTTCATCTACCAATTTTTCAACCTTTGAAAATGTTGGAGTTGCTTCAACAAATCCAGGATATGTAATTGTTGATGATGAAATTATTTCATATACTGGTGTTTCCGGAAATACTTTAACTGGAATAACTAGAGGAATTGATAACACTAAAATATTCACACATAAAGCATCGACAAATATTTACAAATACGAGTTTAATGGAGTTTCATTAAGAAGAATTAATAGAACTCATGATATGGCATCGCCGCTTGTTTCAGTACCAAATCCAATTGATATTGACAATTATCACATAAAAATTGATTTGAATGATACCAATTATGGTATCGATAGATCTGGAAATTCAAACGGTATTCCAAATCTCTATTTCAATTCAACCAAAAATGCTGGTGCTGCTGGAATTATAGCAACTCAAAATTTAATTTTTGAATCTATAACTCCAAATGTTAAAATATTTGCACCCAAAGGAACTGGAGTTGGGTCCAGAATGAGAACTATTTCTGGTAGAAGTGTAAATGGAAATGAAATTGCTTTTTCTGATATGGGATTTGAAGAAATTGAATTAAGCAGAACTAATAGTTTGGATTCTGTAAGAATGATTGCCTCCAGAGTTAATGAAACTAGTAAACTTACAAGTCTCCCTGGAAACAAATCATTTACTTTGTCAATTGATTTGTTTACTTCAGATACAAATGTATCACCAGTTATCGATTTAGAAAGAGTAAATATGATTCTTACAACAAGTCGAATTAACAAACCAGTGAATGATTTTGCTGCAAATAGATTGATTAAGCAGGTTGGACAAGATCCACATGCTGCAATTTATATTTCAAATACAATCACACTTCAAAATCCATCAACTTCTTTAAAAGTTTTATTTGGTGCATATCGCCATTCTTCTGCAGATATTCGACTAATGTATAAAACTTATCGTGATGATGGATCCGAAAATCAACAACCATATACATTATTTCCAGGTTATAATAATTTTGATGCTGCTGGAAATGTTGTTAATTTTGCACAAAATGATGGGTCACCAGATAAAGTAATTCCTCCAAGTGATTATATTACAGATTGGAAAGATTATGAATATACTGCAAATCAAATACCAGAATTTACAAAATTCTCAATTAAGATAATTATGTCTGGAACTAATCAAGCATATACACCACAAATTAGAGATCTTAGAGCAATTGCTTTGGCATAATATGATTCAAAATAATTTAATTCCCGTAGAGGGAAGACCAAATCTTTATAGAGATCCAAAAAGTAATGCAATTGTGAGTACTGATAATACTGCATATCATCAACACATGAAATATCTGAAAGAAAAAGAATACGAAAAGAGTAAAATTCAATCTTTAGAAAATGAAATATCAAGTATTAAAAATGATGTGAATGAGATAAAAAATTTATTAATTAACATGACAAAATAAATATTTCATATAGGAATAAAAAGTAATGGCACAACCATCTACTCGACAAGAATTAATAGACTATTGCAAAAGAAAACTTGGGTATCCGGTTTTAGAAATTAACGTTGCCGATGAGCAAATTGAAGATCTTGTTGATGATGCTGTGCAATATTTTCAAGAGCGACACTTTGATGGTGTCGTTCAAATGTATTTGAAATACAGAATTACTCAAGAAGACATTGATAGGGGAAGAGCATCCACAACAGGATCCGCAGGAATCACAACAACTACTGCAACATCAACAATTGTTGGTGCTGCAGTTACTTTCAATTATTTGGAAAATTCAAACTATATTCAGATTCCACCAACGGTGATTGGAGTCAATAAAATTTTCAAAATTGATGGAAATAATACCATTTCCCAAAATATGTTTAACGTTCAGTATCAACTGATGTTAAATGATGTGTATTACTTCAATACTGTGGAGCTATTGTCTTACACAATGGTTAAAAGATATCTTGAAGATATAAGTTTTCTTTTAAGTCCAGAAAAACATATCAGATTTAATCGTAGACAAGATAGATTATACATTGATATGGATTGGGGGGGACTTAGTGTTGGACAATATTTAATTATTGATTGCTATAGAGTTTTAGATCCAAGCGATTATCCTAGAGTTTGGAATGATTCATTTTTAAAACCATATCTTACTTCGTTGATTAAAAAGCAGTGGGGTCAAAATCTAATTAAATTTAGAGGTGTAAAACTTCCAGGTGGAGTTGAATTGAATGGGAGAGAGATTTATGAAGATGCGGTAAATGAATTGGAAGATATTAAAAAGAGAATGATTAATGAATTTGAATTACCACCAATGGATGCTATTGGATAATGTTAAACCCATTTTTTCTTCAAGGTGCTGCTTCTGAGCAAGGATTAGTGCAAGATTTAATAAATGAACATATAAGAATGTTTGGTGTTGAAATTTATTATCTTCCAAGAAAATATTTAACAGAAAGATCAATTATAAAGGAAGTTATTCAATCTAAGTTTGATAGAGCATTTCCTTTAGAAGCATATGTTGCAAATTATGATGGTTACGCAAGTAATTCAGATGCTTTGTCAAAATTTGGTCTTTCAATTAGTGATGAATTGACATTAATTGTCTCAAAAGAAAGATGCGAACTTTATATTCAAGAATTAATAAAAAATGACCAAAATTCAAAATTAACTACAAGACCAAAAGAAGGTGATTTAATTTATTTTCCATTGGGAGATAAGTTATTTGAAATTAAATTTGTCGAAAACGAAAAACCATTCTATCAATTGGGAAAAAATTATGTTTATGAATTTAGATGCGAACTCTTTGAATATGAAGATGAAAATATTGATACTGGTGTAACAGAGGTTGACAATATTATTCACAATGAAGGTTATATTGCGACTTTAACACTTTCTGGTATTGGATCAACTGCAACAGCTATTACATCCCTTGTGACTGGTGGAGTGCAAACAATAACAATTATCAATGATGGGCAAGGGTATACTTCAACACCAACTGTTACAATTTCCCCACCAGGAATTGGAAATACTGCAACTGCTGTTGCAATTATGACATCTAGATCTGGACTAACAACAGCATACTCAATTAAAGATGTCTATATTACAAATCCAGGTTATGGTTATACATATACACCATCAATATTCTTCCTTGGAGGAGGTGGAAATGGTGCTATTGCCACAGTATCAATTTCAACATCATCGATAGGAATTGTCACAATCACTGGTGGTGGAAGTGCATATACAACGTCACCAATAGTAACATTCTCATCACCAAATAATATCTCATATGGTGTTACTGCTACTGGTATTTCAGTTGTGTCATCTGCAGGAACAATTTCTCAAATTAGAATTACAAACTCTGGTGTTGGATATACATCAATACCATCAATTACAATTTCAAGTCCATCATTGGTTGGTTCTGGATCATATCAATATAATGAAACTGTTATTGGATCTGCAACATCAACTACAGCAAAGGTTAGAAGCTGGGTTTCATCCACTGGAAATCTTGAAGTTTCAATCGTTGATGGAGAATTTGCTATGGGAGAAACAATTACGGGTCAAACTTCTGGTGCAGTATATACTATAAAATATTTCAATAAAGATAATTTGGTAGATCCCTATAGTGAAAATGCTTTAATTGAGTCTGAAGGAGATGCAATTACCGATTTTACTGAGCATAATCCATTTGGGGATGTTTAATTGTTAAATATATGTAAAGGATAATACAAAATGTTTGGGCATTTTTATCACGAAATTTTTAGAAAGACTATTATTGGTTTTGGAAATATTTTCAATAATATAGAAATACATCATCAAAATGATGCTAAAGATGATTTTAGTATCATTAAAGTGCCTCTTGCTTATGGACCTGTTCAGAAATTTTTAGCAAGAATTGAGCAAGACCCAACGGCACTCAAACCAATTAAAATGACATTGCCAAGAATGTCATTTGAGTTTACTGGATTGAATTATGATTCATCCAGAAAAGGATCGTCAACACAAACATTTATAACTGCACCAACATCAGATACATCTTTGGCAAAAAAAGTTTATATGCCAGTTCCATATAATATGCAATTTGAATTGAATATTATGTCAAAATTAAATGACGATTCTCTTCAAATAGTAGAGCAGATACTACCATATTTTCAACCACATTATGCAATTACAATTAATTTAGTTACTCCAATAAATGAAAAGAAAGATATACCAATAGTTTTAGAAAGTATTTCATTTAATGATGAATATGAGGGTGATTTCGAAAAAAGAAGAGTATTGATTTATACTCTTCGATTTACTGCAAAAACTTATCTCTTTGGCCCAGTACCAGATTCTTCTAGTGGAATTATCAAAAGAGCAACTCTTGATTATATGTCTAATACAAATACTAAAAAGAGGGAAGTTAGATATTCTGTAACTCCAAGAGCAACTAAAGATTATAATTCTGATGCGACTACTTCATTAACATCAGAATTGGATGATAATTCAATTTACATTACAGTTTTGGATGCATCATCAATCACAACTGGAACTAGATTATATATTAATACGGAAGAAATGTATGTAAAATCTAAGGATGGAAATAATTTGGTTGTAATTCGAGGTTATGAAAATAGTGAAGTAACAGGTCATCCACCAGGAGCAGTAGTTAATTTTATAACATCAGTTGATGATTCATTAATTAAAGTTGATGATGATTTTGGATTCAATGAAACCACAACATTCTTCCAAGATTTTAAAGAATATAGTCCATCCCAAAATACAGATTTATAATCATGAAGGAAAAGTTTAAAAATTTAAATGATTCCTTTGATATTTCTTCAGATTTGAGTGAAATAATTAGTCCGGTAGAATCTAAAGTTGTTGAATCCGAAGTAATCGAATCCAAAATAGAAAAATCTCAAAGTATTGATGACGAGATATTAAAGGATTATGAATATACTAGAGGAAATCTTTATTCTTTAATTGAAAAGGGTCAAGAAGCAATTAATGGAATTTTAGAATTAGCTCAAGAAAGTGAAATGCCTAGAGCATATGAAGTTGCTGGACAATTGATTAAAAACGTCGGTGATGTTGCAGATAAATTGATGGATCTTCAGAAGAAATTAAAAAATATTGATGAGGTTAAATCTAAAGGTCCAACAAATGTTACAAATGCATTATTTGTTGGATCTACAGCAGAATTGTCAAAATTAATTAAGGCACAAAGTCAAAATAGCAAATCCAACAAGGAATAAATACTATTAAACTTTAGTGAAAGAATGCAATATAATCATAATGATAATCTACCATCAATTGATGAGTTAGTAGAAGAAAGTAATAATTTACCTTCGGTAGATGATTTAGTTGATGGTGGAAAAAATTTAAAATCTATTGATGACTATTTTTGCAAAGAAGAAGAAAATATTGTAATAAAAACTATCGATGAAAATCTTCCATCTGTGGATGATTATATTGAAAAGGTATTTGAAAAAATAGAGGAAGAAGAAAATATTGAAGAAGATCTTTCCGAAAGAGATCCGATTGAGTATTTAAAATTACTCATAGAAGAAGTTAGGAATAGTATTCCAGAAATTCCAGAATTTAAATATTATGACGAGGAAATCTTACATTTATTAAATTTGATTGAAAATGTAAGAAACGAAATTCCAGAACCTATAGAGATTCCAGAAATAAAATATTATGATGATGATATTAATCTTCTAGTAGAAAGAATTAATTACATAAGAGAAACTATATTAAATTTACCAGAAGTAAAATATTATGATGAGGATATTTCAAAATTATATTACAAGATAGATGATACAGTAGATTCAGTTGACAGGAAACTAAATGATATTTCCGAAAATATTGACATTAAATTTTTTGAATCTAAGATAGATGCTGATTCAAATGTTAACAATAAAATACTAGATTTAAAAAATTCTTTAAAGAAAGATATTGATTTATATGAGATAAAGATTTTAAATCTCAAAAAGAGTAATAAAGAAGATGTAAAGTCAATTAAAAATGAAATTGAAGAAGTATCTAAAAATTTAGATAAAAGTTTTGGTGAAAAAATTGAAGATATTAGAAAAGAATATTCTTCATATAATACCAAGTTTGATCAATATTCTGGGGAAATAGATAAATTAAACTCTTTAATTTCAAATTTCCCAAAAGTAAAATATTATGATGAGGATTTAAAGAGGATTCAAAAAAATATTTCCTCTATAGAAAATTCATTTAAGATTGAATTGAAAGAAATTCAATCAATTGTTGATAATATCAAGTCCGAGCAAATAGAATTGAAGGAGGGTCTTTTAAATGAACCACCAGAAGTTGAAAATAAAGATCCATTAACTCCACTTAATCAAAATTTTGCAACTCTTGAAGATTTATCAAGTCATTATAGATTGTTTATCAATAGAGTTCAACAACAACTTTCCACACTTGGTGGTGGGGGTGAAACTAGATTAAAATATCTTGATGATATTGTTGGTATTCAAACAAATGCGAGTTTTTATGATGGAAAATATTTAAAATATGACCATTCGATAGAGAAATTTGTTTTTGAGACGGTTAGTGGCGGCGGTGGAAATAGTGTTTGGGCATCAAACGCATCTGGAATTCATACAACTTCAAATGTTGGTGTTGGAAAAACTTATCCAAATTACCAATTAGAAGTTGGATATCAGGGTATTGCCGGAACAACTTTATATGTTCATGGTGATGCTCGTGTCACAGGAATTCTTTCAATTGGTCAAGGTACAGTAACAATTGATGGTAATACAAATACAATTACCTCAGGCAATGTAACGATTTCTCAATCAACAATTACTCTTGGTGAAAATGTAACATTAAATTCATCTTCTTCTGGCATTAATACTGCACCAAATATTTTGTATGTTGCAAAGGATGGAAATGATTCAAATAATGGACAATCTATAGATAATGCCTTTTTGACAATCAAAGCAGCAGTTGGAATTGCCACAACTGGCACAATTATTAAGGTACTTGCTGGATCATACATTGAAAATAATCCTATTGAAATTCCACCATTTATTTCAATAGTTGGAAACGATTTAAAAACCGTAACTGTTTTACCTTCAAATTCATCTTCTGATATTTTTCACGTTAGAAAAGGTTGTTATATCTCAAACATGACTTTTATTGGTCACGTTTCACCGGCAGCTGCAGTAGCATTTCCAACTTCATCAATTGCAGTCAATGAAGGTGGTGGAAAATGGGAAAGTCCATACATTCAAAATTGTACAAGTAATACTACAACAGGAACAGGACTTCGCATAGATGGTAATCAAGCAGAAGGTCTAAAATCTATGGTGTGTGATAGTTATACTCAATATAATCAGGGTGGAGTTGGAGTAGCAGTTACAAATGAAGGATTTGCACAGTTGGTTTCGGTATTTACAATTTGCTGCAATGAAGCAATTACTTGCTACAAAGGAAGTCAAGTTGATTTAACAAACAGTAATTCTAGTTTTGGCACATACGGTTTAGTTGCTGATGGTGTTAGTAATATTCAATTTACCGGAATTGTTACATCCAATGCTTCGGCTGCTCAAGATACAGTTGCTGTGGCAATTACAACATCAACCAAACCATATAATGGTCAAGTAGCATATTTTGGTAAACTCTACCAATCCGTGGCATCAATATCGGTTTCTGCTGGAGGAACTGGATATACTGCTACTCCTACTGTTACTATCAATTCTCCAACTGGACCAAATGGAGAAACTGCTCAGGCATTTGCAACATTAAGTGGTGATTCTGTTTCAGAAATTACGATCATTAGTAGTGGAAGTCAATATGAAACCGCACCAAATATTACAATCTCTGCACCAAATATTGGAGTAAATACTGCTACTGCAGTAGCATCAATGTCTCCCATTTATTATACAATAAATAGTTCCACACCGATCACATCTGGAATTTCAACTTTAACTCTTGATGAAAATCTTATTAATACGGTAAGTGCTGGCACAACTGCTTATTTTTATCAAGTAAGTAGAATTGTTGCAACTTCACACACATTTGAGTATATTGGATCTGGAAATAATATTACTACAGCGACTCCAAAAAATGGAGGAGTTACAATTCAAGAAAATGAAGTTATTACTAAAAATGGTGGAAAAGTGGTCTATACTAGCACAGATCAATCAGGTAATTTTAGAATTGGCGATGGTATTCAGATTAATCAAAATACGGGTACAATTAGTGGAAGAGCATTTACAAGAAGTTTGTTCTCAGAAATGACACCATTTATTTTAGCATTAAGTTAATATGGCACAATTACCACTTAACAGATTTCAGACGGAAACACTAGTAATTACAACTAGTGAGCAAACAATATATACTACACCAACCGGGTATACTGCTATTGTTTTGTATGCCCACATATCAAACTATGGATCTGTTGATTCGACAGTAACAATGAGCCATGTTAGGGGAGTGACATCTACAGAAATTATTAATGGTGCTAATGTTCCAATTAATGATGCATTCATTCCAATTTCAGGAAAATTGGTTTTGGAAACCAGTGACTCTATAAAAATTTTAGCAAGTCAAAATAATACATTAAAAGTAATATTAAGTATTTTAGAAACAGCAAATTAAAATGCCATACATTGTAGGAACAAGATCAACATCACAAACTTTAGAATTAACTGACGGATCCGTTAGATCTGCAATAACTACTACATCATCAATAAATCAGTCTGTATTAGTTTCTTTATCGACAGAAACTTTTAGATCGGTAAATTATCAGATACAAATTACAGAAGGATCCAATTTCAATATGACTTCAATAAATGTAATTCATAATGGATCAAATACATATATGACTGAATTTGGATCAATTAATGAACCTGTTGGAATAGCTACTTTTACAACAGACATTAATAGTGGCAACGTTAGATTGTTAGCATATCCATCATCATCAAATCTCACAACCTTCAAAGTTATTTTTACTGCTATCAAATCATAAATATTTTTAAACCAACGGCAGAAATTGTAGAAAATATAACAATATACCAATAAATAAAAACATGAGCAAATTAAAACCCCACAAATCCCCCGAAGAAATTGCAAAGAAACATCGATTAAATGTTTCTTTAATAAATCAACAACTTCAGATGGGTATTCCAATTGAGCATGAGCATACTCAAAATAAAGAGTTGGCAACTTATATTGCTCTTCAGCATTTAGATGAAATTCCTGATTATTATACTAGACTTAAAAAAATGGAATCATCGGCAAAAAAGGAACATGGAAAGTTTAAAGATGCAAAAGTGAATGAAGATCTTCGTAAATGGTTTTCCAAGTCTGATCCGGAAGGAAATTGGAGAAGATTTAATACCAAAGGAGAAGCAATTGGACCTTGTGC